TCTGTTGTTGTAGAAAATGAAGAGAAGCCTTTTATCATTGAAAAATACATAAGAATAAACGACACACTCCACACACCAGACAATGCGGTTGGTATTATAGCTTCTCAAGATGACCAAACACAATTGATCTCGGATGTTTATCCAGGGACTATGAGGCTTGTGTTGGGTCCAGAAAATACAGCCATCGGTGTTGATGGCGAATTGGGTGTCAGATACGGTCTTAGATTCTCAATGATCTATAAAGATGAAGTTTATGAAATTACCAGAACCGAGATTGATGCTTTGGACACTACGTTGAAAGATTTTGCTAATCTGAACGGTAATACAAAATTATTGTTGTGCTTGATAAACAATCTAAAGAAAGATAAGAATTTTACTTTGATTTCAAAATACATCTTCTCTCCTCAAAAAATGTTATCACTTGCTGCGATCTATAATGATTTAGGCATGATCCCTTCAATAGGGCAGGTTTCTGTAGAGAAAGGAAAAACAACAGCCGACGGTTTTAGTCGCTTCAACTTCAACGAAATCGGAAAACCAGGACAAGCATTGATAAGAACTGTTGATGATGACGGCAATGTTACCAGTATAACAACAGGGATTTTGTCTCAAGCTTACAATCCTATCACCGGAACCACTCTCAACTATGATACTGAAGATGCCGAGCCCGCCCCTCTTGGCGCTTGGGCTCACCCTGATGATAGAAAGCGTGGCATATTCTTTAAAGAATGGGATAATTGGGACAAGGTTTTATTAAGAAACTCAACTTCAAGAATTAAAAGGCTATTTAAAACTTATTACAACTCAAGATTTTATGATAATGATAATTTTAAAGATACTTATGATTCACCCGGAAGCGTGTTTGTTTCAAGAGTGAGAGAAATAATTAGACCGAACAGCGTTACAAGATTAATGCCATGGTGGTTATTAGGTTCTCTTCGAACAAATCCTTTCAATGCAAACGACGAAATTTGTGAAGACGAATAATTAGAGTAGAGGATAAGCATTATGTCAGGAATAGCAGTACAACTTCCAGTTGCAGTCTCAGATACAGACGGGATTGCAACAACAAAAACAATTGTAGAGACACTTAAGCAGAATTTAAAAACTTTAATTTTAACAAATCCAGGTGAAAGGGTTATGGAGCCAGGATTTGGAGTTGGTTTGGAGAAGTTTTTGTTCGAAAGGTTTACAGAATCTACATACGCAAGTATTCAAGAGGCGATTGTAGAACAAGTTAAGATATACATGCCACAGATAGCTATTAAAAATTTTGAAGTATCCACTGATCAAATTGACAATTATCAGCTGCATGTGCTAATTGAGTATGTTATTACGCCTCTTGGCACGATTGATACATTAGATTTGCCAATTTCTAATACAACAACTAGCATGTCCATGGCTGGAGGTAGTTTAAGTACAACAGCCATAGGTGCTCAAGGAAGTGGCATTTATTAACAGAGCGATTTGTGATACTTTACTATTTAATAATTGAGGAACATGTATGCCAGACAATCAAAAGAAAATAATACCAATTGATTACACAAATAGAGAATTTGAATCTATTAAAAGAGATTTGGAGGGAATAGCAAAAAGGTATTATAGAGATAGCTTTAGAGATTTTAGTGAGGCATCGTTTGGTTCGATGATGTTGGATGCTGTTGCTTATGTAGGAGATCAGCTTTCATTTTATTTAGATTACAATGTTAATGAGTCTTTTTTAGACACTGCTTACCAATTTGATAATGTTCTTCGCCATGGCAGAACTTTAGGATACAAGTTTCAAGGAAGAGCATCTACTTACGGAAAAGCTGCCTTATATGTGTTGGTGCCGGCTTCAGCCACAGGCATTGGTCCTGATAGAAGGTATATTCCTACGATTAGAAGGGGCGCCACTTTTTCTTCAAACACCGGCTTAAGTTTTACACTAACAGAGAATATTGATTTCTCAGATCCCCAATTGCCAATTGTAACCGCTCGCGTTGATACCTCCACGGGATCCCCAACTTATTATGCTATTAAGGCTTATGGCGAGGTGGTTTCTGGATTTTTTGGTAGTGAGAGTGTCACTGTTGGAAGTTACGAAAGATTTAAGAAAATAAATATTACTAATCCAAATGTAACTGAAATTATTTCCGTTACAGATTCAGAGGGTAATGAATATTATGAGGTTGATTATCTTGCGCAAGATATGATATTTAAAGAGGTTTCTAATAAAGATTTTAGAAATGACAATGTTCCTGCAATTTTAAAGCCTTTTTTGGTTTCTAGAAAGTTTGTTGTAGAAAGAAACAGGGCGGGTGTTACGCTGCAGTTTGGAAGTGGAGACTCCTCCCAGAGTGATGTTGTGGCTGATCCATCGACCGTAGCTGTTCAATTATTTGGCAAAGATTATGTTACTGATAGCACGTTTGATCCATCTAGAATGACAAAAAATCAAAGCTTTGGAATAGTCCCGTCTAACACAAGTTTGGAAATTATTTATAGAGCAACAAATGCTTCTAATTCTAATTTATCTGCTGGCTCCTTAAATACTGTAACGGGCGTTGTAATGGATTTTAATGATGAGCAAACTTTAGATAGAAGTATTTTAGATACGATTAGATCAACAATAGAAGTTGATAATGAAGATCCAATAGTTGGAGATGTTAGCGAAAACTCAACAGAGGACATTAAAAGGCAAGTTTATGACACTTTCCCAACGCAAAACCGTGCCGTCACACAATCAGATTATGAAAACCTAGCATATAGAATGCCCGCTAAGTTTGGCAAAATTAAAAGAGTATCAGTTCAGAAAGATCCTAATTCTGAAAGAAGAAACTTAAACATGTTTGTAATTGCTGAAAATAGTTTTGGAAAACTAACCACTGCGAACACAACTTTAAAAAATAATCTAAAAACTTGGCTAAATCATTATAGGATGTTAAGTGATACTGTTGATATTTTAGATACTTTTATTTTTAATTTTGGAATTGAATTTATTATTACTCCAAATTCTAGCGTTGATAAATTTGATCTTTTAAGAAGATGCACAGACACTATTGATAAAATGTTTTCTACTCCTTTTTTCATTGGAGAACAAATAAGCATTTCCGATATTTACTCTACACTTTCAAGAGTTACTGGCGTTTTGGATGTTGTAAAAGTTAAGATTGTAAGCAGAACAGGAACTAATTACTCTAACGTTCAATTTAATATTAATCAGAACACATCACCAGATGGAACATTTATTATGATCCCAAAGAACGTGATAGCTGAATTAAAATACTCCACTGATATTGTAGGGAAGATTAGATAATGGGCATTAAAAGATATAGGGCAAACTTAAACAACACTATTGTTAATTCTTTCAAGTCTGATTTTTCAACTAGAGCTACGGGCTCCAACATGGGCTTGTCTGATGTTTTAGAGGCTTATTCTATATACGGAAGAGTTACAACATCCTCGCAAGAAATATCTCGCATATTAATTCAATTTCCTGTTAGTGACATCACTACAGATAGAACTGCCGGCATCATTCCAGCAAGCGGGAGTGTTAGTTTTTATTTAAGAATGTTCAATGCCGAACATGCCACTTCAACTCCTAGAAGTTACACCATGACAGTTAATCCTGTCTCTCAGTCTTGGCAAGAGGGACTTGGCGTCGATTTAGAGAATTACACCGACACAAGAGGAAACAACGTTGGTTCTAATTGGGTTAGTGCTTCACAGACCACAGGGTGGATTAACGCTGCTGGAACCAGACTAGTAGGAGGTTCCATAATTACTAGCTCTGCTGATTATCTTTACGAGCAAACTTTTGACACTGGGTTTGAAGATTTGGAGGTTGAAATTACTCCTTTAGTGGAGAGGTGGGCAGCTGGAAGTATTAACAATTTTGGTGTTTTGGTTAAGTTATCAGCTAGTTTTGAAGCCTCCGCTTCACTAGCATACGCAACAGGGGACAAAAACGTTATTGAAAATAAAATAGGAGCTACGACCTCTTATTACACTAAGAGGATGTTTGGTAGAGAATCTCAATATTTCTTTAAAAGACCAGTTATTGAAGCTAGGTGGAATAGCTCCACAAAAGATGATCGTGGTAATTTTTTCTACAGTAGCTCACTAGCCCCAGCAGATGATAATTTAAATACTCTTTTTCTTTATAATTATGTAAGAGGCAGGCTTGTAAATATACCAGCCATTGGCACTGGTACTGTTTTGGTTAGCCTGTATTCTGGTTCTGCGAGCAACACAGCGCCATCAGGAAGCAAATTAACACTTCATGATGGTAATTTTAATGTTACTGGCGGACATGTATCAACTGGTATTTACTCCTGCTCAATTGCTATCACAGCAGCTAATACTCCCTTAGAGACTCTTTACGATGTTTGGCATTCTGGTACAGTTGAGTATTTCACTGGCTCGATACAGCCAAAGTCAAGCTTGGGTTCTAATACCGTTGCAAAGCCAGTGTATTTTTTAAATATTACAAATTTACAATCTAAATATCGCAATGATCAGACAGCTAGATTCAATTTATTTATAAGAGAAAAAAATTGGAATCCAAACGTATACACAACTGTTAAAACAGCAGTACCAACAATAACTATAGAAAGTGCCTCATACAGAGTCTATAGAACTTTGGATGGTTTAGAGGTTGTACCATATGGAACTGGATCTGATTTACATACTATCTTATCGCATGATGTTTCTGGTAATTATTATGATTTTGACATGAATATATTAGAACCAGGGTTTGAGTATGCATTTAAATTTTCTTTTTATGATCCTGCTTTAAACTCTTGGCAAGAGCAAAGAGAAACATTCAAATTCAGGATAGAGGAATATGAGTATTAAGAAATTATTTGATTCTACAAATAGTAAAAAGAATTATCTTTCAACCACAACAACAAAAGATGCTTTTAAAAATGTAGAATCAAGTGACAATGTTTCTGAAGTCAAAACTAAGCAGGAGACGTTTATACCTGCGATTGATTATTCTGAACCAGAAAATTTTGTTAAATATGGATCCGCTTATCTTTATTACAAGGGGGCCATGGAACAAATTTATGATTATTATCCTTATGATGGCTCAGACGCAGAAATAAATAAATATTATAACGAACTCTTAGATATTGAAAAATATATTTTTAATAATAGATATCCTCGAACAAACGGGCATGCTTTATTAAGTGCTGACGGCTGGGGATCGTTAAATGGTTCAAAGAGCGGCGGTTATGGAACTCCGACATCTTTGGAAGACATTACATTTTTTGGGGGTCCTCATAAAACATCTTACACAAGATTATCTGACGCATTTCCCACTGATGCAAAAAGCATTAGACAAGCTTCAAATATATACGATACAGATATTTATACAACTAAAGGGCTTCCTTCAGATTATGCATCTGGCACCCGTCAATCCAATTTAAAATCAAATTTTGATACAGGTGTTACGGTTGAGTTTTGGCTTAAAAAACCAGCATTTAATAATTCTTTAACTGAAAAAGAAGTTGTTTTTGATATGTGGAACAATGGAGTTTCTGGCTCCACTACATATGGAAGGTTGCGTGTTGAATTGACTGGAGCAGCATCTGGCTCTCCATTTTTAATTACTGCTCAATCTTCATCAGCTGGTATTGTGCAGCAATCTATTGGACAAAACCTGACCACAGCCTCTCTAGGAACATTCTCTCACTATGCAGTGGTTTTTTATAATTCTGGTAGTAATTTAATCACAGAATTGTATGTTAATGGAAAATTAAATGACAGCAACACAACTGCGGGTGCTTTAAACGAGCTTGATTCCAAAAACATGTCTGGTCGTATTGGTGCCCTTTTAACAGCTAGTGTCAATGGGGGAAGTGTATTTGGAGCAGCCGGCGCCGGAAAACTTAGTGGGTCTATTGATGAGTTTAGGTTCTGGAAAGCACGCCGTAATGCAGAGCAAATCGGATTAAATTGGAAAGCTCAAGTAAGAGGTGGTGCAAATACTGACATAAGCAACGCAACTCTTGGTGTATATTTTAAATTTAATGAGGGAATAACATCTGACGCGAATATTGATAACAGTGTTCTAGATTACAGCGGCAGGCTTTCTAATGGTACTTGGACAGGCTATGATGCATCTTCACGCTCTACGGCATCAGCATTCGTGGAAGCAGGTGTTAGGACATCGGAATATTTAGATCCAATAATTTATTCCTCTCACCCTGATGTCTCTGCGTTAAGAACAGAGCTTCTTAATTTAGGAGAAAACTTTGATTTAAACAATAATTCTGCTTTTGTAAACCTGATGCCCTCTTGGGTTTTATCAGAGGCAGAGGATAAAGAGGATGATTTAAAATTAATTTCGCATATTGTTGCCTCCTATATGGACAAGCTTTCTTTACAAATTGAAAGTATTCCAAATTTAAAAAATTTAACTTATACAAGTTCATCTGCAACACCCACCACTTTTGCAAGAAACATGGCGCAATCTTTAGGTCTTTACATGCCAGAGATTTTTGTAGATTCTGATGTATTAGAAAAATTTTCAAACAGAACAGAGGATACTTTTTTAGAGTCAGATTTAACAGAGACTAAAAATTTAATTTATTTAAACATATTTAATAACTTAGCTGACATCTACAAGTCTAAGGGGACAGAAAAATCAGTTAAAAACATTCTAAGGTGTTTTAATTTAGATGATAGTGTTGTCAAACTCAGAACTTATTCAGACAATAATAGATTTTTCCTTGAAAATAAATTAGTAGAAACATTAGCTGATGACACATCGATCAATTTCGGCACAGGATCAAATCGTAACGGTGTTGTTTATCAGGCTGCTGACCCATCAAACAGTGAGTCTTTTTCCTTTATTTCTGGAACTTATCAGGCAGATAAAGAAGATAGATATGGTTTTAGCATGGAGGCGGGAATAACCTTTCCGTTTTATAGAGATGATGATAATACTTTTGATAGAACTTTTCTTACCTCTTCTTTATTTGGTCTGACATTAGCAAATACCTCCTCTGTATCAGATACCACTTGGGCTTCTACTGATCCGGTAAACTTTCAAGTTTATGCTATAAGACCAAAAGCCGGCTCAAAAAATGTCTACTTTAAGCTTACCTCTTCAGTGAGTCCAAACCCATTTCCGCTACTTACAAGCAGTTTGTTTTTTGATGTCTATGATAGTAATCAATGGAATTTTTCGGTACGCTTGAAGCCGTCTAATTTCCCCGTTACGGACATTGTGACAGGCTCAGATACATACACGTATGATTTGGAGTTTAGAGGCATAAACGCAATCAGTGATAATATTCAAAACAGCTTTTTATTAACATCCTCAATTTCACAAGCTGTAGGTGCGAACTTTCTTAAATCTGCAAAAAGAGTATACGCTGGAGCTAGAAGAACAAATATCACTGGAACTATTCAACATAAGAGTGATGTTCTACTTACTAACGTAAAATACTGGCTTAAATATATTGATGATAAAAGTTTAAACAATCACCTTTATGATATTAATAATGCTGGAGTTTCTGGTTCTTACAAGAATGTGTCTGCCTTGGACACTAATTTAAAAACTGTTGATGTTACAAACTATAATACATTAGCTCTTCATTGGACTTTTGATAATATAACTGGTTCTGATTCTAGTGGCAATATATTCTATGTTAATGATATGAGTTCTGGTTCTGCCCAAATCCGTAACAATTATGGATGGATTGGACAGATCGCAGGATATCAACATAATGGATATGGTTTTGGTTTTGGCACATCAACCACTGACGTAGCTAAGAAAGAAAAAACAAATTCTCTTAAATTTGTAGATCCAGAACAAGTTGTATCCTCTGACATGGTGACTATATTTTCCAATGAGGAAAAGGTTTATGGAACCAATGAGGCGCCTGTAAGATTCTTTCATTCAATAGAAAAGAGTATGTATAATGCTATTTCTGAAGAAATGTTAACATTTTTTGCCGGCGTGGTCGATTTTAATGATTTAATTGGAGAGCCAGTTAATAGGTATCGTGATAGATATAAAGGCTTAGAAAAACTAAGAGAAGCTTTTTTTAGAAAAGTAACAAATACATCAACTGTTGAAAAATTTGTAAATTATTATAAATGGCTAGATGACTCTATTTCTGAAATTATAGCTCAAATTTTACCATACAGTAGCGGACTAGAAGCCAATGTTGCTGATTTAATTGAAAGCCATGTTTTAGAAAGAAACAAATATCAATCTAGATTCCCACATCTTACTTCATACGCCAGCACAGAAGGCCCTGCGATGGGCGTCAACAAGAATCTTTATAATTGGAAATTTGGGCATGCCCCAATCTCTAACTCCCAATCTGATAATACTTTATGGTGGAACGAGCGCGCAATTCGAAGCGATCCATCTTTAACTTCTGGTGATTCTACAATTGATTCACAAAGAGAAAAAGTAAGAGAAACTGCAAACAAGATTAATGATCAAACCTCATCTGTTTTAATAAAAACGGATAGAACTCGCTATAATGCATCTGTTGATATTTTAAGAAAAAGAGCCGCACCTTATAAATTAGAATCGATAAAAACACAAACGTTTAAGGGTGGTGTAAACTTTAATGACAATAAAGATATTGGATTTGCGTATAACGCTACCCACCCAGCAGGTCCAATAAATACCTCTGGTTCAATTTTTGTGCCTGAGAATGTTCTGTTGGCGTTTGCGGAAGACTTGTCTGATGTTGCACCAACATCAAATGATGTTTTAAATCCAAGCGCTAAGACCAAACGCCACCTTAAGGTTCTTTTCGGTAGAGAATATATTAACGGATTAGGCTACTATAATATGAAGTCTTCTCGTGTTTTTCCTTTTAACGTTTTTAGTTCTTCAGTAACAACGGGATACAACGCTAAAGTTGTTGACGGCACGTCTGCTAGTCTTGAAATAACGAATCTTCATAATGATGTTTATGGTCTGGACATGGAAAGACCCATGCAAGGTCCTTTTACTGAGTATGCGGTTGGTGGACATCAATCTAGACACATAGCTATTAATAAGGGTAGCGACAACAAGGATAACAGGGCGGAAGCATGGAAAATAGTTTTAGGATATAGCAATTCTTCTGGAACTGATGGTGCTATTGGTTTGGTTGGTGCTGATTATCCTATCGATGATAATAACTATGCAGGATATTCGACAACATACCCAGTGCCGACGGCAGAAAAAGCCGTGTACTATAGAGATTTTACTGCAAAAAGACCAGTAAATATCCGTAATATTTTAGTAAAAACTGGTTCAACTATATTAGGCAATTATGAGCATAATTATCAGGTTGTTCATAGTGTCGGGGCGTTTTCTAATCCGCGTGCTTTTGTTGATAGCCAGCCAACATTACCAACACAAATTACTCAAAAATCTTCCACTTCCCAAGCTAGATCAATTCTAGATGTTCGCAGAACAGATGAATCTCATTTTCAATTTATACCAGATTATAATGTCTCATACCTTCATGGAAATTCAGATAACAAAAGCATAATTCGCTCTAGATTTTCAGCCCCTGGTGGTGTAGAGGTGCTTGGGCAAGGATACGGTGATATACGCTCGAATGATTATTCTGTTTATAATTGCTTAAATTATCGTAATTTAATGGTTCGTAGGCCTTTCCAGTCAATGACTTCCACCACCGAGGCGACAGCCGTGGGCACACCCGGTATTAGAGTTTCTGATAGATCAAATAGAGATTTTGGATTAGTGAGGAGTCTTGCCACACATGCTGCTCGTTTTGGTCGCGATCAATCAGTTACTAATCCTGGTGCATCATATGTTCAAGCAGGTGCTTTTCATAAAGTTAATCGTAACCGTCTTTCAAAAATTATACAAGATACCGCCGGTAATTTTTTGACTGGTAATTCTTTCAATAATTTTTATATTCAACATGCTATTCCTAGATCAGATAAGCAGTATGCATGGATTACAGGCTCGCTAGCTACAGAGGCTTTAGATGGAGGCATAAGATATGAAGGATATATGCCCGTTGAGGGTCCCCAAGCTGGACAATACGCCTTCTTCTCCTCTGGCGCCCGCAGATACGAGGCTTATTTTAAATTCGTAACCTCTAGCTTGGCCTCAGTTGGTAGTTTGTTTCAGCCATCTAATAATTTAAATATTTACGTTATTGATCCCGTTGACTCGCTTGGTGATAATAATTTAGGATTCGCAGTTGCTACACCAATATTGGCTTATTATAATAATGATCTATTAGGTGCGACTTATTTATCTTTAAATAGATTTGCAGATTATTTCAATTTGTTGATGACAAAGAGAAAAAATACACTTGGGTTTAGAGGAACTCCTCAAGTAGGGCCGTCTCAACACTCTATTTTAAGAAAACATAGAAGAGATAATACTTTTTCTTTTAGCCACAGCCCTTTACAAAGATTTTCTTTTAAGCCTGTGACAAATAGAGCCAAGCCTTCATTAGCTAATTATGATGTTTACACTTTAGACAATAATGGTAATATTGCAAACACTGATAACGTTACTCTCAAAGTTACTTTCGATAATGAAAATCAGTACTTTAGTAACGATGAATTAAACCAAAAGTTATTATCTGATATTCAGAAGCCTGTGAGTGCCTTTGATGATGTTGCTGCCATGAAGGATCAATCAGAATTTGATTTAAATTGGGTTCTTTATTCTGAGCAGTTTTTCCCGACCAGATTAAATGAATTTACTACTTCTTCTTATACAAGAGTTGGATATGACAATCTTTATTGGAGGGGCACCCAAGCGGAGAGAATTTCTCTACACGACAGCAGCATAACTGTTAATTCTTTTAATACAGTTACCTCTCAAAGTTCTTGGGTTTTAGATGCTCCATTAGGGTTTTTAACAAGAACCATTTCCGGCATCGGATTTATTGGTTCAAATAACGCTAATCTTTTGAGAATATCAAATTCGGCAGGCGAATTACAGAACGAATATGAACATGTGCATAGATCAGCAGGCCCAATTCCTGTTGGTACAGTATCACAAAATGTTACTGTTGGCGCCCTATATGCTAGAAAGCATTTAGTACCAGATGCATCATCTGTGGTTTCGCCATCAGGCATTCTTATATCATCTACTGGTTCCTCCGCTGTGTTAATGGATTTATATGCTGGAGAGGCAGTTTGGGAAGCTGGGACGCAAGCTGGATATGTCGAGAAAAATGGAGGTCTTGATGTTTTTGTGTCTAGTTCCTCTGAGCCATGGTTCTCGAATTATGATGATTTTAAGTATGATTTATCGATTATGAGTAAAGATTACGCGATTGTTCCCGAATTTAGAGTTAGTGAACACGTAATAGATTATGAAAAGCTTGGCATCAATTCATCAAATAAGTTTGATACTTTTGAGATTGTGGGAACTAACAAAAATAGTTCAAATAGTACTTTTTATAAGGACTTCTCCAATTCAGATTTTATGAGAAACTTTGTAATTATGGAAGACAAGACTGGGCTTTCTGCTGATGAAGTTATGTTAGTCTGCAGCGCTAGTATTAGATTTAATCCATATAAAGGTTTTTACCCGGCTCAAAGAACAGTTGACTTGGTGCAACAATTTAGAAAGTCTTATGGCGATAGTATAGAAGGCAAATCTGGTGATATCACTGCTCCTAGAGCCAATAAGGGAACTGGTAGACCCATAGCACAGGCTTTATTTGCTCCTGGTATTCTTTACAATACTATTAAATCTGGTATGGCTGTTGATTTTCCAATTGTTACCGCCCGTGATAAGTTTAAAAAATCATTCTTTGGTAGTGATACTGCTGCGCACGCTAACGTTTCTTGGATGATTGCTTCAAACTCTACCAGTTCCTCACCACCAATTGGCTACAAGGGTGGACCTTTCTGGGATTATCGCATTCCATTTGAGGCAATAATTAATCCAGAGGAATATATTTCTAATCTTAATTTTTATGATATGGAGCCACATCCGTCTGCGTCCTTAAACGCTACTTCCTCATTATCACCAAATAATGTTGATGGAATATACACGAAAATGGCCTCTAACTTCTTTGGAGAGGTGACTAAGTTTTTCCTCAAAGAGGGTAACAATACTTCTTTGGAGTCGAATGTTATATCCGAGGACTTAAAATTTAAGAGTGGAGATGTGTATGGCGCTAGAATTAAACTTAGAAGGTCTGTTAGCGGCTCTAGAACTTACTTAAATGAAAAAGCATCAAGTGGAAACAACTTACCATATGGCGCGAATGGTGCTAGGTTCTACAATAAAGTAACAAATAATTTTGTTTCCGGCGCAGAATATCAATTACCTCAACACCCTCGTTTAATGGGTAAAGACAAATTCGCTGAAAGCTTTACTTTGTATAGCAGACCAACAGCATTTGGTCCAGAAGTTTCTGGGCGCCCTGATGGTGCCGCAGCAATAACAGGCACTGTTACGTCAACTAATCCAATTGATTCAAAAGCTGGAATGAATCCTGCATTTACTCCTCCTTACTATGATGGAGAGGCTTGGGTAGATTTAATTTTTAGACCAACATCTGGCGTCTCATATGATTTACAAAAAATATTATCAGAGATAGATACAGTTTCATGGAGATTTGACCCTGGTGTCTCGGCAACCCCTAGACCAACAGGATCTGCTACTAATTTTGTAGGCACACAAATTATACCAACATTTAGTGGCAACCTTGCTGGTCGCGGCGATATGATTTATGATGGTAAAAATATTAATCAAAATTGCATGCACTTAACAAATAGTATAAATATTTTTGGCGTGCAAAGAATTCAAAAAACAACCAAAGATGAATTTGGTAATAATGTATCAACAGAGAATGACACTGCTGGCTCTAAGTGGATTATCCAGCCTAAAACTGAGACCCCAATGCCTAATTTTGGCGATAAGGGTATTCGACCTGTGAGCTTCTCGTCTCCAACTTATGCATCTGCATCTGTGCCCCGAGGTATGTGGCATCAATTTGGTGTTATAGAGCCTGATCCAAAGAAGGGAATCTTTTTGGAAATTGAGGATATACCTACAGAGTGGCTTAAATATCATTATGATGTTGTTGACAATAATTCTGTGTACAATAATTCCTCGGCTACAAACAGTGGAAGCAATCTTTATAAGAGCATGAAATCTCTTGTCGATGTGTTTGGTTTCAATAAAACATCAAAAAGAATGGGGGAGTTTAAAAGCCATACAACTCTTAAAGAAGCCATTGTTGCAATTCCTTATCAATTAGTGGCAAAGGAAGGCGATACTAAGAATTATAATTCACAAAGTAAATCTTTCTTTGGAATTGACAGAAATGTAATTGGCGCATGCTTAACTAGCGCTGCTGACACCGCTGATGGAGACTCAATTGATTTCGCTGGAAATTCTATTAGAAATCTAGTTAGTACGATGCAGGAATATGTTTTACCTCCACAGTTTGATTTCTTAAATAATAATGATATTGAACCAATGGCTATGTACTTTTTTGAATTTGAATATGAATTAGATTCTGATGATTTGAACTACATATGGCAAAATATTGCCCCTCGTGATTATAAAAAAATAACAAAACAATCCATTTCGGTTTCTCACAAGTTAGGCGAGAATGAGTTACTCACAAGAGAAGATTTTATTAACGAAAACACAAGATGGATGATTTTTAAAGTAAAACAAAGAGGGCAAACAGAATACAAAGATACCATAGTCTCTCAAGTTGGACAAGCCCAATCAAATAAAGAAAACAACAATAATAATAACAATAATGGATACCCTGTCAGTTTTAACTGGCCTTATGATTATGTATCTTTTGTAGAATCTATTAAATTAGAAGCGCAAGCACTTTATACAAACACTAGCGAGACAGAATAAAATGGCTAAGTTTTTAAATAAAAAAGAACAAGTATTCGATTTACGATTAACACCATACGCAAAGTACTTAATGTCAATTGGTAAATTTAAGCCAACACAATATGCTTTCTTTGATGACAACGTTCTTTATGATAAGAATTATGCCTCCTCAAGTGCTACTGAAAGACAGAGCGATGTAGATAAAAGAATAAAAAATGAAACCCAATATTTAGAAAGCATGGTTTTATTTAAGGAACTTAATGATACATTATCCAGAAATTTAGATACTGAGGTTGACTTTATTTTAAAGCCTACAACTAGAAGAATGAGAACTCCAGACAGCGACTTGTTTAAACTAGAAAATGCTATCGGCGATGCATTTCTTGATGGTCCAACTCAAACAGCACCATCTTGGAAAGTTGCCGCTTTAAACTCTAGAATTTCATCCTCTGCAACTTATGATACAGACACTGAAAATGATATCCCTCAAATTAATATTGAATCAGTTTATGTTAAAAGAGTTGTTAATAATACTTTTCAAGCAGACCCTCAAAACTTAAGAGAGGTATCATCCAGAACTATTGGATTTATTGATCAAAAAGCGATAGAATTAATGAGCGACGATCCTGTGCTTTATATTGAGGAAGTAAATACACAAACCTTAATGGAAAATTTTGATATTGAAGTTTTTGAAATTGAAAGAGCCTCCACCCCCGGTGTTCATGCTGAATTAAAAAGATTATCTTTTAGAAAAGAAAGATCAAATGTAGAGAATGGCTTTTTAATTTCAAATTCTCCCATTCAAGGTAGTGATTCAGAGTTAACTACAGATGATGTGGAATATTATTTTGACGTTCTTTTAGATGAAAATGTTAACGAAGCATTAGCTTGCAAAGGTTTGGATCTATTTAATAAAGACTCTTATTATATAGATATCGACTTTGATTGTATTGATGATGATAGCGGTGAGTCAATTTATTATGATATTTACGGATCTGCGCAGGAGCCAGAAGTATGTCACAGTTAAGATTAACTGGCGATACTGATAAAACATTAGGCCAGTTTTTACCAGCGCCTTATGTTGAGAAGATTGTTTTATACGGTAATCCTGTTGAATCTGACACAAGCAATAGGTTTGTTGTTAGAACAAATTTTATGGTTCCAAATGACAGCGAAACAACCATTTACAACTCAGGTGTTGATAGTGTTAAATCTGCTTATAAAGAGCAATTAGAAGATCTTCATTATTACATAATATATTTTTATGTGAATACGAACGCATCCGGCGAGGATGAGGAGGATGCTCCTGGTTATGCCGGCAGAGTTCCAATTAAATACTATGATGACATTGTTAATGGTAATTTAAATCCTTTTCGTTATTATTATGATAGAAGAGAAAGAATTATTGAAGATGCTGTCCCCGCAGGAACATATTTTACAGACTTAATTAAATTTAATCCGCTTATTTCTGAAACTCCCGAGTTAGCTTTTGATGAAGCTGGAAATGAATTTTTGAATTATGCACATGATGAGAGTGTTTATCTGCCTAATGCAGCAAATTGGAGCGAAACCGCAGAATTAAGATTTATTATTTTTACTAGCACTGAAACTTATGAAGACGTTGAGGCGAATGGCGATATCGAAGATCCAAGAATGCTTAACATTATTACTGGCGACATTTCTTACGAAACAATTATTCAGAATTCTGAGTTGGGAGATCCAGAGCGCACACGTTTTGTTGATACAAATGATGAGATCTACCAAGAAGTCCCATTGCTTGATTTGGGATCTGTCCCACATAAATTAACAAGTGTCACACAAGAAGACATCGTAAATAATTTTCAACAACTATTAGATCAGTATTCAACACAATAC